GAATCTGAGCGTATATACCGTCTTAAGTTTCCAACTCCTAATTCCTCGTCTTACGACGAGGTCTCCATTTTGATTCGGTTTGGTCAGCTTATCTAAAAGATGAGCTATACCGTCGGAACCAAAGCTCTTGCGAGCAATTGGAGAAAGGACTCGAATGTTATACCCTTGCCATCCTGCGTCAAATCCTCCTCTCGGGGGACAACAGACGTCGAATGGTGCGGATATGCATCCGTCGAGGTCGTATGGGCCGAAGAGTCGAAGACTCCTCGGTATCCATGCGACCACACAACGATAAGCACCCAAATAGCGAGAGCAAGCACTGCGATAACCATTGCAGCGGCGAGCAAACTCAACGATTTGGTTAGCCAATCGGAAAGCTCCTTCAACATTAGAAATTGACTCCTTAAGAAAAATTGGCCGAACATTCTTTCCACAGAAAAAATCTGCGCCGCAGGACTCAAAAAAGAGTCCATCGACATAGCTTTTCCGTTGATTGAGCGTGAAACCACAAAACGTGAAGACTTCGGTCAGAGCATCATAATCCTGGGAAGGAATAATGATGTCATCTCCATAAACTTCAATGTCTTGTAATCTTCCGCTTCCGGTGGCCACGACTCCTTCGCTTAACGCAAAGAAGATCAAGGTCTCCAGAGGGAAAGTGTACCCGTTTCCCATTGCTGAAAACTTTTCCAAGATGATCTTTCGACCATCAAGGATTGTAGCCGACGTCCGTGCTTTCGCAAGGACATCGAACCACTCGTCTGGCAACAGATCGAGCACAAGGTTCTTAGCCACCGTATCACTCGCCGAACTCAAATCGATAGTCGAAAGACCATCTTTCAGAGCCCGTTGAGCAGCACGCTGGTTACGAACCTGATCGCGGATATCCTGACCAAACGTCGTGAGACGTTTAGCAATATGCTCGCCGATCCCCTTCTGAACATAAATGTTCCATCGGGGTTCGACGCCTATAGAGCGGTCAGTTCACGCGTTCTTCGGCACTACGGCGAATTTTGAATGATCAACAAGCCTAGCTTGCTCGATCAGATCAGCCGCATACGTCTCCGAAAGGTACGCATGCGATAGTTCCAAAATTCCAGGTGTTGCTGTTCCGGGATTTGACCATTTGTCATACGCTGAGGTATTACCTCCGCGCGTGGCAGTGTCAGCCCCCGGTCCAAAACCAGATTGCGAAAGGTCTAACTTCTCGACCAAACCCAAGATACGTGATATTTTTCGTGCAGCGTACGCAAGTACACTGACCACGCGGCTACTAGGTAAACTAGCGCCAGACCACATATCTCGGAATCTCTGATTCGTCAACCGGCACTGATCTTCGGAAAACAGCCATTTCTCAACGGCGTGTTTCCTAGTATCAATGTCGGTCTCGAAATCAGGGAATTTGGAAAGAAAAGAGGCACACAGATAGTCCGCTTCAAAGCGATGGATATCTTTCTCGCGGTAATCACGAATAGGTAACTTGAAATTAATCAAGTCCTTATATTCGCGATATTTAAACCGTAGATAGAGACCCAAACTTATAGGCGTATTCGCTGCTTCGCAAAGCGCTAGAAAAACAGAGGCTAAGGCTTTCTGTTTTACACTCTCGCTAAGAGGGGGATTAACATCCCGACCCTTAAGAGATGTAGCGTGAGAGCGGAATTGCAGGGCTTGGCCCGTGCTTTTTCGCATGTTTTCTCCTGGTTGTTGCCGTTAATACGGCAGTTCGAAGTTCTCAACCGCAGTCGTCGCTACAGCGTCGCTCAAGAGATTCTTGAGAAAAGCTTTAACGTCCTTGCGATTTTGAAGAGTCGAACGTTTCGGGAACGTGAACTCTGCGACACCCAAACAGGTGTACGCCACTTTCGGTGAGGGGGTATAACCGCCGTCGGAGCCCGAGATAACTTCCAGTACAGGAAGGCGAACGCGCGCACTGATCTTGTAAGATCCGTCCGTGCCTTCGCCCATCTTGTCGCTGATAGTTACTTCAGGCATGCCGATAGCGATGCCCCCAGTCTTGTCCTGCCACTTGGTGACAGGGGTAAGACCCGTAGGTGTGAAGGTCTTGTTCACGGGAGTGGCCTGGCCGTCGGCCAGAACCAGATTGGCAAAAGCGCCCATTTATTCCCCTAGGGAGAAAGGTTTATCGGATTCGTCTTCCGCTTCCGGAAAACGCATTAGTCAGCAACGCAATGGCGTTCATGGCATGGGTAACACTAACAGGATTCTTAAACGTCGGCAGAGCCGGCGCAGGGAAACTTGTAAGCACTTCGCGTGAGAAACGGCCATAATGACCGCTTCCCAAGCCGTTTCGTGAAACGAAACTACCCGAACCGAGAAAATCAATGCGTGTCTGATGAAGGTCGAACATAAACTCCACGTGCTTTTTTTGCGAATATATCCCCCCTACTCTTTCAAAACCTGAAAATGCGTCAAGCATTTGCAGGTAGTTACCGACAGGTAAAAACCAGTCAGCAACGAAAGAATAAGGGAGCAATTCCCAAGCGAGCAGTGCAGGATTTGAAAGACCCGTCGTTGCGAGAGCGGCACGAGCATAAGAATCTAATCTATAACGGATTTGATACTGAGCCCGGTGTGTACATATTGTTTTTCCAGCTTCATAGTTGGAATATGGCCACATTGCGTCTGTTAACCAGAGGACTTGTTGAACTTCTGTCGTTTTGGCTTTCGCCTTGACGGAGTGATTCCACTCATCTTCTCTGATATGCTTAGCTAGTAAGTCACATGAGCCATAAATGTCTTGCAACAAGGGTTTCCACCCGTATTGCAATTCAAGCCAATAGCTTGACAAGGTATCTCTACCTGTCATTCTAGATTTGGTGACTCGCTTATCTAACTTCGCATCGAAACGCACGCCTAAGGCCTTTGCAGCATCACCAAGTCTGCCTCTCCTAAGGGAGCGGGCAGCCTCAGCGATACGCATAGCAGAAGAGCCGATGAGACTAACAGTTTGTTTTCGCTCAGCAAAAGCTTGAGCTAAATTAACTTTCATCCCACCGACTTGATCAGCCATGCGGCCTATCGCTTTGTTCTTCACGTCTGCGTCTGTTGTAAAATACGACAAACCATACGGGTACATCTGGTACCAGAACCAACCGTACTTCATAGATGAAGCACTGCCAGGAACTGGGTACTGGGCAGACACCGATCCAAGGGACGTGGTAAGCCGCTGATAATCAACGGAGTAAGCCCTATCTGGAAGACGACGATGCAGAGCCGCGTAAGTCGTAAAGTTCGGGGTTTTACTGCCCGAATAATTGCGATATCGCGGGTACTGCGTCACCGCCGTCCCAGGGTTACCCCATTGACGCACAGTGGCCGCCACGAACTCTGGATTGGCACGAGCCATAGATGTACCTTTCGAAGAACGGGCCCACTAAGGGCCCAGAAGATATCCTCCAACTTACTGCTTAGCAGCCAACACCAAGCTAAATAATGGTTTCGCACATGCGTCAGCGGGGACAGCCTCTACGTACTTTGCTAGTATATCCAAGAGAGGAGGAAGGCAAACGCCTTCTTCTTCCTGTATATAATAGTCAATAGCACGAAAGACTGTTTCCGCCGTCGCAAGGATGCTAGTCATGATTTATCCTGGTGAAGATTGCCAAGCAGGAGAGGGAGG